ACGTTTTGATTGTTAACTGTTTCGGTTTGTCCTATTTGATCTATTTGGAATGAACGTTCACCAGAATTTTCTACTCTGTAACCTTTTACATATGCTGTACCAGGTCCGACGACACATTGTACTTCACTATTGGCAGCACCACTAGGAATACGATCATCAGTAGTTATTGGGAATGTTTCTAAAATATAATTACCAGATTCTTCATAGGTACGTCGAGCCATCTCTTCGCCCAATACGTTGTATTGAGAAACGTCTCTTACAGTAATTGCATTACCATTTTGATAACGAGCCAATGTAAAGAAGTCTGAATTTTGAGTACCAGCTGAAGTTTCTAATACTGTTAAAGTAGGAACAAGTTTTAATCTGTCTGCACCAGGTGCGTTTTCATTCCTAGAACCGTTTGCATTATCGTATAGGCTGTTATCTTGTAAGTTATTAATTAAACTTTCTGATACTAAGTAACCAACTGATTTGTTATCGGCAACGTTAGTATACTTTTCAACAACCAATCTTTGTTCTGCTGTAAATATAAAATGGCCTTTCTGAAATATAATACCAGGAGCAGCTTCTACACCGAATGCTCTACCAACATGTGGATTTCCTACTGAAGGCGAACCGTATACCGCAAGACCTGTATTAATAACAGTGTCAATAGATAAGGCTTCGTTTGTGGTTCCTCTTAAATATTTGAATCTTGTTACAACTAACGCTTCACCAGCTTGGAATTGAGTTTGACCTGCCAAACCAATGTTAGTGTAGTTAATAAAGAAAGTATTTAGATTTGGTGGTCTTGTTTGAAATCCTTTAGAAGCCTGAACGATTTCTGCTTTCAGTCCGGACGATTGTCCTTTTACCTGATAAACATAGTCAAGTTCTACTTCTTGGCCTGCTAATACTTCAACCGCAGATGTGCTGATATATGACTCTGCGTTAAATCCAGTAGGACCGTCATTTAGTTTTACAAATTGAAGATCATCAAGTTCTGTAAAGTTACATCCTTTTACAATTGAACCTTCTTTGAAAATATTATCTCCAAATGACTCAACCTGATTTTGAAGCATAGTCTGGAGTTGTGTAAGTTCTCTTGCCTGTATCGCGTACCCAGGCTTGAACATAACTCGATAGAACTGCTTCTCGGCATCATAGTCATCGAAGTATGGTGCTTGGTTTAAGTTTTTATTAATAGGCATCTTTACTTACGTTCCTTAAAATTCCAGTACAAATTTAAATTCTTCTCTTGAGAGGTCGGTTCTTGCTAATGGGAAGAAGTCCTCCATGAAGTACACTTCGCCTGTTCTCTGTTTGTAATCCGAATAGATAACATTATCGTTTATTGGATTATTTATTGTTATTCTCTGACCAGTATTTGAGGTAATTGCCAAATCTGGATTAAATGATGTATCTCCATTACCAATCAGGGCATTATTTCTATATGGTCCTACGTATTCTGCTAAAAATACTGTATTTGAAGTTTCATCAATCTCGTGTATTTGAGCTTGGAATACAATATCGTTATTTACATTAACTTGCGTGATTGTACTATTTGCGTTTAATCTTCCATAATCATCTGTTATAATCGCAATTCTATTATCGAAGACATCAGGTTCAGTTGCGGTATTTGCTTGTCCGCTTCTCCATGTTGGTATACCTGTCATATCTTTAAATGTTGGACTTCTTACAATACCAATACAGCCGTATGTATTCTTATCACCAATTTTTGTATTGTCTTCTGCAGTAATGAATCCATACATTGAAAAATGTTTACATCTAAATTCATCTAATAAATTATAAGCATGGCCACCTTTCGGTTCAATGATAGGTTGAATGGTTGCTCTTACATCTGCTGATTCAGTACCACCTGGGTTGAAATCAATAAGAGGATCCACGACTTCCGCAATAGCGTTATTATATCCTGTGCCTTTATTTAAAAGAATAATTTTATTAATACCACCGCTATCAATTTCAGGTATCGCCACTGCTCCGTCGCCGTCTCCAGCAATTTTAACTCGTGGGAAGATTTTAATATTTGCGTTAATGGTTGCCGTTGATACCATGAAGTCTGTTAAACCTTTCCATGTACCACCTGACGCATATCCGCCAAAGCCAGTACCATCAAGATCTGTTGTTAATAATGCATCTGCTTTTAATTGAAACGTATCTGCGTTCACAACACTTACATAAAAGGTAGTTGCAGCAAGTGTATCTACGTCTGCTTCATTTACAATTAATTCTGACATTCCAACAACGTCTCTAAATATAATTGGTTGACCGTTTACTAAGTTATGAGATGTTGATGTAATTACGACAGGCGATGCTTGAGTTGCGTTCTCTACACTACCGCGTCTTGGATTTGATAATTCTTCGCCTACAGTAATTTCAGCTAAGCCACTTCCTTGAATCAGTTTATACGATTTGATTTCAAATAGATTCGTAACACTTGAACTTGGGTTTGTGGCATAAAAGAATTGACCTGCATAGTAATTTTCTGTTGCTTGCCAATCTTGTTCTCTTGGATCAATTTCTAATTTAACATTGCCGTGAGAACTTGGTCCGCCAACTCTACCATCAATTGACTTTATAAGGCCGTTCTTTTCTTCATATCCATTATTGACAATAGCATTAGTAACTTGAATCTCAGATATACCACCGCCGTAAACCTCCGCTGGATTAACAGTTGCAGTAGGATCAATTGGAATATAACCTAAAGCATTATAGGCCTCGAATTGTAATGTAGTGAGACGATACATATACTTCCATACATAACCGTCGGCAGTTTCATAAATTTGATTTACGTTGGCTGCATCAAAAGTAGGTGGTGCTTGTGAACCAACATCTTCGTTATTATTAAGGCATTTATAAACTCTGTAATCATCAGTGTCATTATCGTTAGGACCGACTACTGCATAAAAGTTTAAACCATCAAGATCTATTTTATCATCGTATTCTGAATATACAACACCTCGTTGCCAAGGGTAATACTTTATCATAAAGTTAATATCTTGATTACGTATCTTTTTCGCAAATAGAGTCTTTTCTAAAAACTCATTTTGAGAAGTAGCAGAATCAACTGGCTCTATACCGCCAATGCTGGAAACAAACATATAATAGTCATCGTTAGCCTTTGCGTCAGCTATGAATAACTTATTAATGTCTTGGTTAAAATTGTTTGCTAAAATTTCAGGCATTGTTATATAATTCTCTATATTTTAGTTTATTTATATCCATTGGGCTAACCTCTTCTTCTTATTCTTGGCCTTGGATATACTGATCCACTTGTAGGTCTTACCTTTGCATTTACTTTTGGAAAACTCGCACCAGATTCTGGTCTTTGATTAATCCATCTTAATACTTTATTGATTCCGCTTTGTAAGCTTTCAAAGTCAGTACTACTATCAGTTCCTGTATCATACATAACATTATTTGTTGCATTTGCTTCTAACCAAGCTTTTGCTTCTGCTTGAGTTAACCCAGGATTGCTTTCTGCAAGTAATGCAAGTACACCAGCTACTTGCGGCGCAGCCATACTTGTTCCTGATTGCTTATGCATCGAATACAAAGAATTTCTTGAATCTAAAAAGTGGCCTGTATTATCTCCTCTTGCACTAATAATAGCGTATCCTGCTGCATATATATTTACTGCATTTCCAGTATTTGAAAAACCTGCTTTTCTGTCATTCTTTAATACATCCAATGAACCTACATTAATAGCATTAGGATGACTTCCAGCGTTAGTCGAGGCTGGCCTGTGCGACAGATCACTATCACTGTATTGATTACTTCCAACTCTCCAATATATTCGATTATTATAATCTTGATCACCTGATTTTGTTATCTTGGCCGATTGATTCGCGGCCGCGGTCACAAATATAATTCCATCATCAGCCGCATCATCAACATCAGCTTGCATGGCCGTGCTCCAAAATGGTATTTTAAAATCACCATTGCTATCAATTACAATACCTCTTGCCCGCAATTCAGCATCACTTAAATCACTACCATCATCGCCCCACTTATCATAAATAGAACCGCGGTAATTAAATACTCCAACTCCAGCTACGGTCTCCCTTTCCATGTTGGAATCGTCAAACTTTCTATAGGTCCCTGATGTCCTGCCGTGGAATGAATAGTAACTGTGATTACTTATTGTAGGATTTCTTCTACCAGTTTCTGAGTTAATTGGTTTTGTATTATGCCACTGACGAATGTAATCCCAGTACCTGAGTTTATCCAATTCACCATCTACATTACCTGCGCCATGGTTTTGTCCGAAAGGTTGAATGTTATATATGTCTGCGTCTCTTGCCCAGCCTTGCGTATTTCCTGCCGCAGTCCCGGCAACGTGTATTCCGTGTGTTTCTCCGTCATTAGAATAATCATAAGTTCCGTTTACACCATAACCTAAAGCTGAATTAAGACCAAACCAATTAAACATTTTAAATCTTGTGCCGCCTGTTCCATCAGCGTTAACGGCAAACTCTGGGTGATTCATTGCTGTTGTATTAATTACAGTATCAACGATTAGTACATCAACATTTTTCCCCGAGGCTGTAATTGTATAATCAGCCACTGTAATAGCATCAGTTCCGTCGAAACCCCATTCACCACTTAAAGCATTTGCTCCAATGACATGTCTATATAAACCCCAATTTTTATCTCCAGAAACTGGAAGATAATTTTGTCTATCAAAAGTTCCGCCTTCTTCAAATCCAGTATACGCATCCTGGGTTGATCTAATACGATTTGCTGATTCTACATCCAATACTCGAGGATCATTTTTAAGTTCAATCACTTCCTCAGGTGTTAACATATAATGAGTGTTACGACTGATTTGTCTTCTTAATTGTAAATCAACTGCTCTATCAGGAATATAAAGATCGCCACCAGGCGTTTCCATATCGTTATAGAAATCGTCTAAGTCTTCTTTATTACGAAGAGTGACAACATATTCTTCCATTATCTTAAGCCTCTAATTGAAGTATTTCTATAGCTACTGTAATTACTGCAGCACTACCATTTTTGTTTCTTACTTTAACAGGTATGTTTGTTGTTGGCGTTGATTCTAAATTATAACCAATTGTTCCTGGTGATAGCTTTACTTTTAATTGACTACTTGTTGTAATTGCTTCAGCAATAATACCAGCATCTGGTGCAGGGTCTGTTGTTTCTGGTCTCGTGTTGTCTGCTACACGTGAAGCATTATCTGTGTAAAGAGTTACCCAAGCCGGGTGTGATGTTGTAATGGTATATAATGCGTATCCTTTATATCCAGTAATATCAATGTCTGTT